TCCAGATCCCGTCGCCCACGCGTTTGGCCATGGCCACCACCCACACCCCGTGGCAGGCGATCACGGTCAGGGGGTCATCCGGGTGGCTGGCTGACCTGGTCGTCCAGTAGAAGTCGGCAGGGAGCGGCATGGCCGGGAGAATACGACCGGCCGTCGCAGATCCTGCGAACGCGGCAGCGCTTTGCCTGAATCGTTCGGAATCGGTGCCGGCGCGGCGCTGCTCAAGCTCCCCCGGGTTGAGCGCAAACTTTGGCAGCAGTCATGCCCTGCCAAAAGATGAACAATTAATGAACCAAGCATCAGCGTAGGGAGGGGGGGGACACCTTCCGAGTCCGTTTTACGTTGACGAGGAAGTTGGAATCGACCGTTTGTTTGCTTGCTGCGAACCTATACGAGCACTTGGAGACATAAATGCATATTGAGCGTCAAACTCCCAGATCACCTTACGCTTCGCACTCGCTTGTTGTGCTGATTCTCGTCGCAGCAACTCTGACGGCCTCCTGTTCAAAGCCGGAACAAGCATCAGCTGTGCCTGATGCCAGGACTCCGCCTCAATCTGAATCCCCTAGCACAGCTCGAAGCCCACAGATCTCTCAACAACTTTCAGACCCATTTGCAGGCGGAATCGTCGCCGCGCAAAGAATCCCAGAGATTCCACTTCCTGATCTCTATCCTTCGCTTCTTGCGAGAGCCGAAACTGGCGATTTGGAGGCAAAGCGCCAGCTGTTCCTGATCCTAAATGAGTGCCGCACCAACTTGCAGCTTCACGAACCGTCTTACGGCCCCGACACAATCGTTGATCCAGAATTGCTCAAAGCTGCAGGAATGACACGCGAGCAATTCCTAGCAGACCAGCAACGTCGTTCACTTCTCAGCACTGACCAAACACTCAAGCAATGCGGGCAGTTGCCTGCAGGTGCAATCGAGGACACAGCCAAGTGGCTGACAGAGGCAGCCGAAGGAGGAGACGCATACGCCCGGCTAGCCTACTTCAATTATGTCGATTTGGTTGTTGGCTCTCCTCAGGAGCAACTTAAATCGCCAGACAAGGTCGAGAAGTTCAACGCCGACTCGATGCGATACCTGCACGGACTGGCTGACCAACGGATTCCAGAGGCGTTTGACTCACTCAGCTCAGCCTATGGATTAGGAGTCATCACACCGAAGGATCCCATTCGCGCATACGCATACAAGAAGGCTGCCGGTGACATGGCCCCAACTCAGGGGAATGAAAGAGTCCTGCAGATAATGTCCAAGGGCATGACAAATGAGCAGATTTCTAGGGCGAAGGAACTAGCACCACTACTAGTGCAAAGGAGCGTGAAATGAAAGGAAAGGTGATCATAGGAAGTATCTTGGCGCTTTCGGTATTCACTTCAATCTATGTTGTTGCACAGTCAAGCCCTGGAACTCGAAAGATTGGATCTTTCACCTGCCCTGCATGCGTCCTTGGATATCCGCAACCAGACTCGAAAACGAAGAACACACTCATCGAGATTCGCGATTCATTCAATCTTGGAAAACAATCGAATGTGTGGATTGCCGTTGGTGACATCATCACCGTATGCAATGGATCGGCCTGCGTCGACTATCAGGTCACCGTCGGCGGCGATGGCTATCTCGGTATAAAACATGAAGTTCAAACCAGTACCCTCCCTCCTCCGCCAATCAGCGGTGGTGGCATGAGTGGTGACTTCGGCGGGATGGGCGGTGGCGACGGCTGGTGGGATGGCGGCACTGGAGGCGGCGACCCCTTTAGCGGCACTGGAACTGTCGTCGTCTCGGACCCCGAGAACGCCCAGTAACAACAGAATTTTATCAATGACGCCCCCCTGACCGAAGAGGGGGGGGCAACTTCAGAAGTCGACATGAAGTACCGGCTGTACCGAGTCGCTAGTGCCCCGTTACGTCGGCCACCGCGGTCATACCGAGCTGGTTAAAGACCGCTGTGTTGTCGCTCGAGGGGATCAGCGCCGTACTGCCCGCCGTGTAGAACTGCTGCGGTCCGATCCCATTTCGGTTCGGGCCGCTGATCCGATAGCCGACTGGCACCTGGGTCTGCACCCACGCCCGGCAGGTGATCGCGGCGTACTGCTTCCCTGCTGGTACAACCACCATCTGAGATCCGGCCGACGAGCCATTCACGATGGGGAAGACACGAATGATCTTGAGCGGCTTGCCTGCCGTGGAAAACGACAAGCTGCCATCGTCTCGGAACAGCTCAAACCCGTAGTTCGCCCGCAGGTAGACGCCCAGGTCATAGATCCAGATCGTGCCGGCCACCCTCGTCGGCTGCGACCCAGCGTAGATCCGCACAAGCCAGTTGCCGCCGCCCTCGTTCACCAGCACAGGCACGATCGGCTTGTCGGCGTCACCTGCGATCGCCGCGATGATCGGTGTGCTCGCTTGGAACCTCCGCTCGATCAGCTCAGTGGCCAGCGCTTCAATCCGTGCAACGTCCATCAGCAACCCTCGTCGTTTGAAGCACCAGGCCGCGGCGTATCCACCGTTCAACCCAGTTCCAGTCCGGCTCCATCCCCGTTGCCCGGGCGAACCACATCACTGCGGCGAGGTAGCAACGAAGCCACCACCGCATGCGTATTGCCGCGCGCACTGTCACAGCCATCAGAACTCCTCCACTGCCCAGCCACCGCCATCCCGCTTGGGCTTGGCCTTCACCGCAATGAAGCGGAACGGGTACATGGCCGCGGCAATCTTGATCTTGGCCCTGGCATCGTCCTGCCAGTGACCCTTCACCTCGTGGCACTCCATGACGCCATCGGCCGCCATGACGGCAAAGTCCGGGGTGTAGAACGTGTTGTCGGCCAGGCGTAGCTTCAGCCCTTCGAACCTGTGCCACTGGATCTCACCAGCAGACTGCTGCGCGCGCAGCCGCTCGGCATACGCAGCCTCGGTCTTGTTGAGATCTCCGACCTTCAGTCGGCCCAAGGCGAGCATTCGGCGTGCGGCGCTAACTTGGAGTGCCACTGCCAGCCCCCAATGGTGACCCGGCCTGAGCACATGAAACTGCACGCATTCTCTGGTAAAGGTATAGGCGCAAATTCTTCATGCTCATAGAGGAAAGTCATGCTCAACATTCAAGATCAGTTGTTTGTCCGACCAGACCACATTTCCGGGGTGGGCCAGATTGTCCATCCGGCAAGCTTGAAGAATGACGTCAGAATCTTCGACATCTATCTCCTCGGCGGTCAAACGATCACGATCAAAGTTCCTGCAAGTACCGCTGATGCCGCTCGTGCAGAAGTAATCAAGGCAGTCGATGAGCTGCCATAGCCCTTCGAGCTAGTTGCGGTCAGCAGTAACTACTGCTTGGCAGGCCCGGACGTGGTCTTCGGCGTCGGTGACGATTCGAACAGCAGCTCCGACAACCTCTGGACGTAGTTCGGCGCGCGCATCACGTTCGACGGCGACGGCGGCGGCTTCGGACAGGCGAGCGGTGTGGCAGGTGGCGAGGTCGTCGCGCAGCCGGAGATTGCCATCGCGCAGGTCAGCCACAACAGCAGCAGGGACGGCCTCGGCCGCAGCGCGGTCTTCTTCATGCTTTACTCCGATGGTGGCCAGGCTGTCGGCTTGGTGGTGTTCGACGGCGCGGGTTTGGTTCACCTGTTCGGCCACGGCCACAGCTCCGGATGCGCGCTGGTCGGCTTCGCTCCCCTCTGCCCGGTCACCTCGCCAAGTCCAGCCGACGCCGAACATGGCTGCGGTCCACAGGGCGAAGGTGGCGACTGCGATGGCTATGCGGTTCACTCCGATCCTCCTGCCTTGATCGTGTCGCTGTCCGGGTCGAACGGCGGCGGCTCCAAACCCGCAGCTCGCATCAGGCCTTCAAGCCGGTAGATGTGCCGTATGAGGCGCAGTTCTCGCCTCTCCATCCGGCCAACCCGTTCGCCCAGCCGGGTCACTTCCTCGCGCATCAGCTGGATCACGTTGACCTCGGCCCCTTCCCTGGCTGTCTCTACGAACTGCTTGCGCCACCACAGCGCTACGCCACCAGCGCCGACCATCAAGCCGCCAATGGCCTGCCAGTCCACGTCGACCCCGATCATGGCGCCACCGTCCCGCCGGCCTTGCGGTAGACGGCCAACAGGTCGGCAGGCGCATGTTCGTGCTGGCCGTAACCAGCACCGGGCAGGCTCGCCCAGATGTTCCGAACACGCCCGATGGCCTCCGGGATCTTGCCCGCCTGGATCAGCGGCAGCGCGTGGCGCTCCCGGATCTGCTGCGGCGCGATCAGGTCCTGGCTCAGGGGCGCGAAGTCCTTCAGGCCCAGCGTCTTCTTGTAGGCGTCGTAGTAGCGGCGCAGCAGCTGGTAGCGGCCGGCTGCCGTGGACTGGATCTTCAGCTTCGGCAGATCCACCAGCACGCGCGGATGGTCGGCGTGCCGTCTGACATGTACTTGTCCCGGGACGAGATCACCGGCCTGTGCCGCACGCCGCAGCGCGCGCGCCAGGCCGCATTTCTCAGCAAGAACGGAATCAAACACTACTTGGACGCACACGAATGGCCAGTCGTACTGCGCTCCAGCGTTGAGGGAACGGCGCATACACCAAAGGCGCCGCCGACATGGACTTCCAGCAAGGTCGCTTGAAATGGGACGGAAACCGAGCAAGCCGGGGGCAATCCCCCGGTTCAGGCCACGCAAGCAAAAATCGGGCGTGACCCACTACTACTACGACCACGGCGGCAAGCCGAGGCGCGAAACGCCCCTCGGCAGCGACTACGGCGTGGCCATCAAGCGATGGGCCGAGATCGAGCACGCGAGCACGATCCCCGCAGCGGCCGTCGTGACCTTCCGGCACGTTGCCGATCGCTACCGCGCCGAGGTGGTTCCTACCAAGGCAGTTACCACCCAGCGCCTCAACAATCGCTGCATCACCGCGCTGCTGAGCTACTTCGACGCGCCGCCGGCGCCGTTTGAAGCCATCCGCCCGATCAACATCCGGCAGTATCTGGATTGGCGGAAGGCAAAGGTGATCGCGAACCGTGAGGTGTCGCTGTTCTCGCATATCTGGAACTGGGCGCGTGGCAAAGGCATCACCGCTCTACCCAACCCCTGCGAGGGTATTCGGCGCAACAAGGAAGCCGGCCGCGACGTGTACGTGGACGATGACGCTTTCAGGGCCGTCTATTCATACGCCGACGCAGCTCTGCGCGACGCCATGGACTTGGCGTATCTGACCGGCCAGCGCGTCGGCGACGTGTGGTCCATGGACGTGCGCTAGGTCACAGCGCGCGGCCTCATCATCCAGCAGTCGAAGACCAGCAACCGAGTCACCATGGAGATCACAGGCGAGCTGGCTGCGCTGCTCGAACGCATTGCAAAGCGTAAGGGGGAGAAGTGCCCGAACGGGTGAGAGAAGGTCTACAGCACGCGGCTGATCGTTGACGACGACGGTCTGGCTCTGGGTCGGGCCGCTTTGCACTACCGGTTCGATAAGGCCAGGGAGACAGCGGGCATTGCAAAGGGGGAGTTCCAGTTCCGCGATCTCCGCGCCAAGGCGGGTACGGACAAGGCCGATTCGGCAAAGGACATTCGCGAAGCACAGGCCCAGCTGGGGCATTCATCGGTCACCACGACCGAGATCTACGTGCGAAAAAAGAGGGGATCCAAGGCCACTCCGACGCGGTGAATTGCGGAGCATTCTGGATATTGCGGAGCGCCTGAGATGACGCAAACCGTTGGGAGACATGGAGCGGGCGATGGGAATCGAACCCACGTCAGTAGCTTGGGAAGCTACAGCTCTACCATTGAGCTACGCCCGCGTTGCGGTGGAAAGTCTATGCGGAGCGGCCGGTGTTGCGCAATGGTG